TAATGCAGGTCCTCGAGTAGATTTGTATGCGCCTGGACAATTTATAATGTCAACAGTCTACAACAATCTTGGTGACTCCGGTGGCGTGGCAAATACTACCGCAGTTAATTCAGGGCAGGCAAGTTTGGCAATTTCATTTATTGCACGAAGCGGCTCAAATGTTGCCACTGTCACTACGTCGGGCGCACACGACTTAGTCACTGGTAATATTGTTACAGTAGCATGTATTACTGATAATAGCGTTAATACATACTCAACTGCTATAACAGTAAATGCATACAACACATTTACCTATGCAAATACAGGGTCACTATTGGCCAGCACTGCTGCCACAGGTACTGTCACCGTAGGAAACTTGTATCAAAAGTATAGCGGTACCAGTATGAGCGCGGCGCAGGTAACTGGCATATTGGCCACAGTACTCGAATCATATCCATCTATGACACAGGCGCAAGCAAGAGCATATATTAAACGCTATGCTAAGTCAGATAAAATGACAGTGTCTACAGGCGGCTACGGTGATTTTTCATCATTACAAGGCGGAGATAATAAATTCTTATTTTATTATAAAGAGCGTCCTGCAAGCGGCAATACATACCCTAAGATTAATTATCAACTACGCCCTGCATCGGGAATGGTTTTTCCAAGAAATAGAATTAGAAGATATTAAGGAGAGTTTCTATGTCGTTAACAAAATACGTAGAAACCAAAGAGTATATTGTAACTCTGAAGAATTTTGAAGATCTTGATCAATTCTATCAGGATATGGAAACTCCAGGTGGAACATTGTATATCCCCAATAGATCTATACCATGCACTGATCGTCGACCGGCAAGTAGAAATACATTCTACATGTTAACCGAATGGGAAGCTGCTGAATTAAGAGGTGATCAAAGAATTTCTTCAGTTGAATTACATCCTCGATATCTCGGCATTAAGGCTGGCACATTTGCCACTACTACACAAACTTCAACCAATTGGAATAAATCATCTTCTACCAGTAACACAATGTTGAACTGGGCATTGTTACGTTGCACCGAAGGTGCAGATAGATCAGGATGGGGTAGTGATGGAACCGCTAATGCAACTGGTACAGTTAAATTAACATCTACAGGAAAAAATGTTGACGTAGTAATAGTTGACGCTGGTAATCCCAATACTGCACATCCGGAGTACGCAGTCAATGCAGACGGTACTGGCGGTAGTCGTATGATTAGTTATAATTGGTATCAGCATAATCCAGAAGTAACCGGCGGCAGTACCGGTGACTATGCCTTAGGTACTCACAGTCATAGTGTTCACGTAAGTGGTACTGTTGCTGGAAATACACAAGGCTGGGCCAGAGATGCTAACATTTATAACATTTATTACGATGCAGGCGACTCTGGAAACTTTAGTTATGTATTTGATTACGTAAGAGCCTTTCATAGAAATAAAACTGTAAACACTGCAACGGGAATAAAAAATCCCACAATTACAAACAACAGCTGGGGCGAAAGTATTTTTCCAAGTGATTGGTCATTTACCGATATCACCGCAGTGACTTACAGAGGCACACGTTATACGCCCAGCGGCGCAGCAACATATAACGGATTCAGCGGTGTATGTGCGGCCGGCGAACGGTTAGCAACATTAGCCGGTTTTGAAAATTTTGGAAATAGAATTACCACTGCTGGTGCAGTTCCAGTAGGTACTGGTAGTATTGCATCTAAACCTGCATCATGGCTTCAGGACGGCGATCAGGCCTATTTAACTATAGTCACTGCTCCGGATGCTACTTATACTGTAACAGTACAGGGGCCTGCAAACATCAGCATAATTAATAATGTTGCATTAGAACCGTTTAGTGGTTCAGCAACATTAACCAGCGGTGTAACTATAACACAAGGCGTCACTCCGGTTGCAAGTTATACCGACGGGCCAGTTAACGGAACTGAAGGCGTAGCCATTGAAACAAATATACGTGAAACCCTGGCGTTGCCCAATAATGCCGTATATACTTTAGAATTTACAACTAATTACGAAACTACTGATCCAGATACTACTACATTTGTAGCAGCGTTGAGTGTAACTGTTAACAATGCTGCCAGCCCGGCCAGTGCCACTGTGTCATCTATTACTCCAAGTGTATTAGGAGCAGCTTCATTAGCGTCTTCAACAACACCAACAGTCGGTAGTCAAGATGACGGCTATTGGGATATTACATTACCTTGGAACGTAACATATCTTGGAACAACTTACAATCATGTATTTGTAGGAACTAATTTTTATCTAACGTTTGGTGAAGGTTCAGCTGTGTACACTAATTTAAGTGCCACAACTCCAAACATTCCTAAGATCATGATGTGTGCCGCTGACAGATCTGCTCAGCGAATTTATTACGGTGAAGAAGGTACAGCACCTAATCGAACTTATAGAGTACGATTAGAAGGACATACTGCTTACTCAGGCGGAGTATTAGGAAGTCCTACTATGGTCTGTGAATATGTGTTCTATGAAAATAATCCAACTCAGATTGACTTGCAAATAGGTGCAAACAATGCAAAGACTGCGGGCAGCGGGTTTACTACAGAACAACTAAATGATTGGGGATTTATTGCTGATCAACGTATTCCTGCAAGAGTTGCAGCTTGCGATGCTGATATTGAAACAGCTATGTCTGAAGGTATTATATTTGTAGGTGCTGCCGGAAATGGAAAATGGAAACATGATCTACCGGGCGGCTCCGACTGGGACAATACTTTTGAGATGGGTATTAGATATCCTGAAAGCGTTACCAGTCCTTACTATTACATGAGGGGATCCAGCCCCACTGCAAACGACACTACTATACCTAATATCTGTGTAGGTGCTATTGATGTTACTTCAGGTGATTACAAGGCTTACTATAGTGATTGTGGTCCAGGTGTGGACATATGGGCACCTGGCACTAATATTATAAGTTCTTATTTAAGCGGTGTTAGTGACAGTAGAAATAGCGGTCACTTACTGGGTAAGATTTCAGGTACGAGTATGGCCAGTCCCAATGTCTGTGGAGTACTTGCCTGTGCGTTAGAACAAAACCCCCACTGGAACCAAACACAGGCCAAGGCTTATATTACCGGAACAGCGACTCAAGGACAAATTACCAATACAACTGGTGGTCCTGCTGATATTAGAGACTTGCAAGGCGCACCTAACAAGTATTTGTATTATAAAAAAGAACGTCCTGAGACCGGTACTATGGTTCCCCGTGTTGCACAAGGCGCACGACCCAGCACAGGAATGGTATTTCCTCGTCCGAGAATCCATAGATTCGGCAAGTAACTACTACTCTGTTTTTAGGTAAATACTTAAAACGGAGCAATAATGGCATTAACTGTGTGGACACAAAATTCGGGCTATAGTTTCGGCACAATTAGCGAACGTAACACCGTAAATTTACCTTTACCGGTAGCAAATGATATTGCAAGAACATTGCAAATTGGCAATGCCGGCAGTGGTTATCCTATCAACGGGGGATCATTTTATACCACGGGTGGCAGCGGCACAGGAATGACAGTGCAAGTGTTCAGCCCCAGCGGTTATCTTCAAGCAGTAAGTATAAACAATCTGGGTGTAGGCTATCGAAATGGTGATATAATTACAATACTTGCCGGTGGTAATAATGCCACCGTTATTCTTAAAGTAGAATTTTTAGTTACTTATTCTGTAATTTCGGGTAAACTGCCGCCTGGTTTAAGACTTGTTGGTAATACAATTATCGGAACACCGTTTGAAGTTCCAAGAACTACAGAATTTAAATTTGTAATTAGAGCTACTGGCTCCGCAGGTATTGCAGATAGAACATTTTTGATTAATGTAGTAGGTGCAGACGAGCCCACTTGGTTAAGTCCTGCAGGACTGTTGCCAGTTGGTACAAATAATGCCTACTATGTTCTTGACAGTAGTTTTATTGATTTTCAACTAAGTGCCAGCGATACCGATACTGCCACAGGACAACAGTTAAACTTTTTCATTGCCAGTGATGAGGGCGAATTGCCTCCTGGACTTATATTAACTCCAACCGGAAGGATCACAGGATTTGTGCAGCCGTTGCTTGCTATTCCATTGGCAGCAGGGGAAGGCCCGTATGATACTGATTTATATGATCAAGTTGCCTACGACTTTGGCTACAGATCAAGCAACGGATACGATACCTATGTATACGATTTAACAGTTTACGACTTTAGTGTTCCAACTGGTCGTCCACGCAAACTGAATCGCAACTATGAATTTATTGCCACTATAACCGATGGCGACACAGTTACTAAACGTAAATTTAGAATTTTTGTAGTAGGTGATGATTTCTTTAGAGCTGACAATGTCATAACAACAGCAGGTGAAGGAACATACACAGCAGACGTAACTTATGTAAGAGCTCCGATCTTCACAACTCCCAACTACCTTGGCCTGCGCAGAGCCAACAATTATCAAACATTCAAAATTGATATATTCGAAGGGTTTAGCGATCTTGGACCTGTAGTTTTTGAATTAGCCATAGTAAATGCGTTTGTTAACGCAGTATGTGTTAAAGAAGTTCCGTCGGATAATAGATTAGGATCGTCTAACATTAGAATAGAACGTAGCAGTGATGTTCCGCAAGTTGGCTATAAAATAAACTTTTCAGGCGAATTTGCAGGTGCCACTGGGGAAACATATACCATAACCAGCATTGATGTACTGGGTGGTAACATCTATAGATTGTCAGTTACTCCTGCACTTGAAGTTACTATACCAAATGGCAGTGCTATATACATGGGCACTATGAGTGAACTTCCACCAAATATGGAATTCGATCAAACTAATGCTGAAGTTTTTGGAACTGTACCGTACCAGCCAGCTATAACAGAAACTTATAAATTTACTATAAAAGGTAATAGATTTGGCCAAGGCAGTGAGCAAGCTGTTAGTAGACGTGTATTTACAGTGGATATACTTGGCGAAGTTGAAAGTGTCATGAACTGGGTTAGTCCAGAAAATCTCGGATCAATCGACAGTGGCTATGTAAGCACACTGGCTATTGAAGCTACCAGCACGGTGGTAGGATCTGCTGTGCTCTACACTGTAGAAAGTGGAAGATTGCCTTCGGGACTGACGTTAAACCTTGATGGTGAGATAGTTGGCAAAGTAAATCAACTGAGCAGTGAATTCCAATATAAGAGTTATTGGAAGCCCGGTAAGATTTATGCACTAAACACTATTGTTAAACAAAATAATATTAAAGGTATTAAATCTTTAACAAGACGAAAAAATATTGCCAGTGTAGTTACCAGTGTTGATCACGATTTTGCATCCGGAGACCTTGTTGAAATTGTATCAGATGATTTAAATTTCAACTATTACGATGCGGTTAGTGTAGATCTTTCACCTATTGAATTGCAATCATTTACCAGTATATCAGGAAGTGGTCCGTATAGAGTTACATTCTCAATTCCCGCGCAGACACTTGCACCATTAGCTCCTGTGGTTACATTGATCAACGGTATATCAGTATCAACTGCCGCTGCGTTATATCAAAATGTCGAAGTTAAGTCGACTACCGGGTCAGGTGTTGGTGCAAGATTCCGTGTACAAAAAGGATTAAACCTTTCAACTGCAACCTACCAAGGCGTAACAACTATTTCATTATTAGATCCGGGTACAGGATACTTACCTGGTGACAAAATTACTATCAGTGGTGCAGACCTTGGCGGTGCTGACAATGTTAATGATATGACGTTTACCACATCAACTGGTCTTGAATTTTATTACAGAATCAATGGCAATAGCAACAGCGACTATAACGGTAGGTTCTTTGCTACTGCAAGTACTACCAGTAGCATCACATTAAACTTTGATACAAATCCTGGAACATTTGGAACTGGTGTAATTTCTGTGACTACCGGTCCCGGAACTTACGAAGGTCAAACTTTAATTGTTCCGTTAAATTATTTTAATTATCCTAATAAGGGTACTTCAATTTCTATGAAAACTGCAGGTGGTACTACATATAATGCTCCGACATTTTATAAATGTAAACAAAGCCACACCAGCAGTTCTATATTTGATGCAGGTAAATGGAGTGTGTATAGATTTCCCGTAGCGGATAAATCACTTACTACATACGACAGCAGTGCAATGATTTTTGACGGTGGCACTACTACGCTTGATAAAGAGTATGTGTTTACAGTTCGAGCCAGGGATCAACTTGGGTTTAGTGCTGTTACAAGAACATTTACATTACGAGTTACTACACCTAATAACACATACTATAGTAATTTAACAGCAAGACCATTCTTAAAGTTAACTCAGCGTAGCCTGTTTAAAGATTTTATCACTGATAGCACAGTGTTTGATCCTCAATTAGTATATAGAGCCAACGATCCATTCTTTGGCATACAACGAGATTTAAAGATGTTGGTATACGCAGGTATAGAAACAAAAATTGCTGCAGAATATATCAGTGCCATGGGACGAAATCATAAAATTAAACGCTTCAATTTTGGCCAAGTTAAAAAAGGTGTGGCAAAAGTTCCCGGAACAAATGACGTAGTCTACGAAGTAATATATTTAGAAATGATTGATCCGTTAGAAAAAGACGGTAAGCATTTGTCAAATACTATAAAATACAGCAGAAGTAATGTAAATGTCACAGTAGATCAAACTAATGAATTTTACACAGGTCCGTATGATGTTGATAAACCATTTTGGCAGCGTCCGATACCGATGAATGTAACATTAGATCGCAACGATGTATTTGCAGGAGACCCGGGCACTGGCATACGATTCCCAAGCAGTATTAGCTTGTGGCGTTATCGAATTAAGAGTATGCCCGAAACACAGAAAGAACGCAACTATTTGCCACTATGGATGCGTAGTATTCAGCCTGGGGAAACTCAGGAAATTAACTATGTTGCCGCTGTTCCACTTTGCTATTGCAAACCGGGTGGTGCAGACAGCATTATTTTAAACATTAAGAACAGTGATTTTGATTTTAAATTACTGGATTACACCGTGGACCGATATATAATAGATTCTGTGACCGGTGAATATACAGATAAATATCTTGTATTTAGAAACGATAGGACTACAATAACATGACCAGTGCAATAGTATCATCAACCATTGATGCAGATTACCCAGTATCAGGACAAGACAATGACAGTCAAGGATTTAGAGATAATTTTTCTGTTATAAAGGACGGTCTTGCCACTGCCAATGCCGAAATTACTGTCTTGCAGAACACATCTGCAAAACTCAATGTCGACAACGACTTTGGCGGCAATGTTATTGATAACGCAACTACTAACAGATTGTACGGCAGCGTGTACTCAACGACCAGTACTGCCACAACTAATGTTAGTTTAGACAACGGCGAGTATCAACGAATCACAGTAGTAGGAAATCACACTGTGGCTTTTACTGATTGGCCCGAAACTGATAGGTTTGCTAAAATACGATTAGAATTAAAAAGTAGTGGCACTACACAAACTATAACATTTTCAACAGAAGGCGGCGGCATTGTACGTAAAGAGATTACGCAATCACTGGCTGCGGCATCTGGTGTAAGTAGAAAACAAGCAACCGGCACAGTAACTAATGCAACATTTAGTTTCCCAACGGCTAATTTGACAACTGGCGTATTTCAAGTAGCTGATAAACTATTTGGAACTGGATTAGCTGGAGAAGTTACAGCATCAGCAATTAATAATCTGGTTACTACTGCTACTGCAACTACATCATCGACTACTTTAACATATACTGCAATTAACGGAAGTGGTACAGTTACTACTGGGTCAAGTGCGGCAGCTGTAGTTACTGGGACAAAAGTTACGTTTGCTAATAATACTGGTATTCGAGGAATTGATACTGGTACAACATATTATACATATGATTCAAGTGGTACTGGATTTAAAATTGCCACTACATTGCCAAATGCAGTTGCGGGTACTGCCATTACGGGTTTAGCAGGTACAGTACCATATACTACGATCGACAGCGGTGCTGGCGCTTACGTAAAAATTGGCGGCACCTTTACAACCAGTATTCCTGTGGGCAATACGGTTACTATTACTGATGTTACTGGTATAAGTGGAGTTTTAACTGGTACCACTTATTATGTATACGGTTATACATCAACAGGTTTTTATATAACAGACAGCTATGTTAATGCCGTAGCATCTACCCCATTACTCGGAGCAGGTGGAACTTATAGTGGGGCAGGTGGCGATGCTACACACTCTGGTGCATTTACTGGCAGTGCTGTAGCAACATTTCCGGAATTAGAACCTAATTCAAATAGACTAACTGTTGGCAGTACTGCTGGTATGTACGAAGGTATGCCTATTGCATTTACTGGAACAGGGTTCGGCAATGTGTTACCAACAACTGAATATTATGTTTTGAGGATTATTGATTTAAATGGTATACGCTTGTCAACCAGTATAGGTGGTACGCCGTTAACTTTAACTACTACAACTGGAACATTGACAATGGTGCCAAGAACTGTGCTTACTGCATCTATCACTGAGCAAACTGTAACCAGTGGGTCTGGTTTTAATTTAACCACAGCCGACGTTACATTCCCTAATCCATTCCAAGTTAGCAGTGACGTTAACAAGATTCGAATTGTTGACGCATGGACTGTTGACGGTGGTACAAACATATTCTTAAAATATATTGGTGAGTTTGCATGATACATCCATTAGCAGAAGACTTTAGTCAACTTAAAGATGCCGAAA